AGGCCTTCCGCGATTCCTTTCCCGGGCTACGTCTCCTCCCCGCCTACGGTAGTGGCCTGCAACAATTCATCAGGACCTGGTGTGGGATGAGCTGGAAACCCTCAGCACGTGCAAGTGCGGGCCTCAAGTGGGCATGCGATCTACACAACGCTGCACTGTCCGGGCTAGGAAAACGCGGGTATGTCTGCACCAGCATGCCCAACCCGTCCGATGCTACGATATCGCAGTGGGAAGCCTGGGATGCCCTCCGGGGTGCTTACCAACGACTACGCGGTAGATTCCAGAGGGAACGGTTCCCGATCCAGCGTATCCGCCATGGCCGGTGCTCCGTCGTGATTACCGCAAACGGGGCCGCACACAGCTACGCGGGATCTGATTGCGCCTTCTTCTATCCAGTGTCGGCACTGATGATGATCCTGGACAGCATGGAGAAGGCCGCCAAGACACTGCTGGGCTGTGAGATGACACGGCCTGACCTCCCATCGTTGCCCGACCTGTACACTCGCAGTCTCAAAGCACAACGCGACCTAGTGATCGCCTACGGCGAAGGGGGTTACGAAATCGCAAAGGGCTTGGAACCGCTCGCAAAGACATACGCAAGCGATGTCAGCGGTGGGCACCACGGTTACGGGATGTCTAGCTTCGAAAAGATGACCGCCAAGTTCATCGTTAAGGAGAAAGCGGCAGGTGGATCCGGCAAGTATGTGTCCGCACTAGCTAATGTGGTGTCTGAGTGCATATCGATTGAGGAGGCGACAGAGCTCAGTGGGATGATGGCCACATTTGGCTATCCCGTAATCGATGTCATCTCATCAGGTAGCAAAGCCAAGCTGTCTGGGACATCGGAGGATCGCACCACGGTGGCGGCGGTGTCCGAGATTGCGTGCCTCTTCCAGCACCTGATTCTCAAGAACTACGTGCGCATTCACTGTCAATATCCACCGATCAAGTTCTCTCAGCCCGGGACAAAGCTCGAACGTATGCACCGCGCAAGATACCTGGACATTAAGGATGGCAGTTACCCTCTGGAGGACTGGCACCATGCCGAGATGCACGATTTGTTCGAGTTCATGTATCACGAGGACTACCTGGAACTCATCGCTGACAAGTCGACGCTGGAGCCCCGGTCGCGTGCAAAGGACTTCTACCACGGGGCACTCTCTGAGGTCACCATCAAACGGCTCATCGCAAAGGTCCTCGACACGCCTATCGTCGACACTAAAGCAGATGTCGAAGCATTCGCGCGAGAGGTGTGGCCGGATGAGTGGCGGCGGTGCCGACTTGTCCCTAAAGAACAGGAACACAAAGAGCAGGCGCGCATGTTCGTAGTCCTTGCGGCGCAGATCCGTAGGGCGCTTTCAATCATCCAAGAGAACGTCAAGGAGCTGTTTTTCCCCCTGATTCCTTACACAAGTATGGCTATGACCGGGCAACAACTCAGCGAGGCTCTTCATGATGCTACACGCGGCGAAGGCAAGTACAAGCTTGAGCTGGATCTTTCGGGCTGGAACCTGCGATTTCGACAGCGACTCACCCGGCCTATCGGCTACCTCATGGACAAAATGGCAGGGGTCAAGAACCTCTTTGGTGGATCACATCGCTTCTTTAGTGGGGCAGAGTTCTGTCTGTCCAATAGAGACACCAGGAATGAGTCCCTCGAGTCTCCATGGTATCCTCGAGAGGTAACACCATCCGACATGCTGTGGCAGAATGACGATTCAGGCAAAGAGGGGATTGAGCAGAGGTTCTGGACTGTGATCACGGAAGTCATGATCTACTGGTGCCTTTGGAGGCACAGGCTACCGTTCAAGCTACTTGGACAAGCAGACAACCAGACCTTGGTCATTGACATGTCCTCCATTCCAGCAGAAGAGCGTGGCCGACGTGCAACTCAGATAGAAATCGATATCGAAGAAGGCTGCGCCGAATGCAACCATGAGTGCAAGCCTGAGGAGTTCCTTGGAAGTATGACTGTGTTGACGTACTCAAAGAACTTCTATGTCAATGGACGCCTCATCCCACAAGTTGTCAAGCCTGCTGCAAGGATCACACACGGCTCGTCAGATAGCTTGGAAACGCTGGAAGATGACATTGGGGGTATTGCTTCAAGCACGTTTACGGCCGCTGCTAACGCCCCTGATCCCATACTGGTCTGGGCACTGGGTGCGTTCCATGCCCACACATATCTGTCTGGGATTGCAGCAGGGCTCAACCAGTATGGAGTCTCAGACCAGATGGAGGCCCAGAAGCTGACACAGAGTCATCTGACATGGTGCGTGCCCCCTGTTCTAGGTGGACTGCCGGTAATCCCATTGGGTGCATTCATCTACAAGGGTGATCCAGATCCTCTTTCTCACGCGCTGTCATCACTACGCGTGCTCTCCAGTCTGGTATCCGTACGGTCGTACTTTGAGTACCTAGACAGCGATGATCCGTACACGGAGAAGCCCGATCCTGTACAGCTTATGCTGAATCCTTACGGGCTGCCATTAGTGGCCACACGTACGGGATCAAGTGTGATGGAAGATTACTCGCTATCGTATATCACAGGATCACGGAATGAGCACATTCGCGAACTGGCTTCCATTGCGACGACGACGAAGGACTCGCTAATCAGATCTGTTGCGAGTATCCGCCCTGTTATCCCTGCAATGGTGTCCGACATCATCGACTCCAGTATCCTAGGAAGAGCCTCCCGCGTTGCCAAGAAATTCACTGCAGCAGGCACACTCCTCAAGATGGCACCTTACGAGATACAAGTCGGAGCCTTCCAAGCAGCCCTACGCCGCGTTCAGATTGTGAACCTGCGGTTCCTCGGCGCGTTGACGTACCCCGGGTACATGCCTAGTGTGTTGTCGTACACACATGCGGAGACACTTCGCCTGAGGTGGGGCCTCGGAGACAAAGGTATCATCGGAGCCTCTGTCGCACAGCCACTCGACTACAGCATCTCGTCCGAGCTTGGGCATGGCGTGGTCTGTGTTACCCGTGCCAACCCTGATCTGTCCACGACTGGTCCATGCTCCCCGTACCTCGGATCGAAAACGCTCGAGAGACGTGCAGCAGAGCGCTATGAGGTCGTCAGGACGCCTGGGACCGTAGACCTAGGGAAAATGGTCCTGAGTGCAACCGCGGGTATTGTCTCACCAGCAGTCCGGCAGATCTATGAGTCGGTGTGTGCGTCCCGATGCTCCATACCATTCACCGAACTGACACAGCTACTGCCGAACACAGTCTCAGGATCGCCCGGACATCGATACGAGTCTCTCCACGGTGCGCGCCTGATAGCACCTGTTGGAAATCCTGGCCCACGTACCTGGGTTGAAGTGAACACAGATAATGTCCCAGGAATATCGGGCGGGTCGACTGATTACCCAATTCCTATGCAGTCCTTCATGTCCGCGGTCGTATCAGCAGCCTGCTTGTCAATGCGGGCAGGGCGTCCTCGTCGGGTGTTCCGGATAGCGCTCATGGGACCTGAATACCCGATACTCCCGGACTCAGATCGTATTGCTACCATACCAGCACCGAGCATGGTGGCTCTTCCTCACAACCCACTGGCATTCATCCCGTCCCTCAAGATCCTCCGCACGGCGCCACGCATCGGCACGCCATCTGTAACCCATGTCAGTCGGCAGGGCCTACTAACCGGTCTACTTACTCTTCTACTCTGTGGGAAGCACACCGGCAACATGGCCGCTGAAACAGGGGACACCCGGGCCATATCTGGGGTAGATATCGCCGCCGCCACCAGTCAAGGATCAGAACGAATACTTACATGCGCTGTCCGGGCGTGCATTTTGGCGGTCACCTGGCATATGACATGGTTCACGGAGCAGCAGAGGTGGCGGCACGCAGAGGACGTGCTTGTAGACAACCTGTGTGCAGCTATGGCCAGTCACCTCTACTTGGCGGTAACACATCCTCTCACTGAAGCTAGATACGCCTTGGAGCTAGGCATTGGACGTGAGAATCCGGGTACAGCAGGTCAC